AGCGGATAAAACCCAACATAATCCATGAGCATGAAGTTGCCTGGCGCAATGTGATTACTGGTATTACTTCCGCTTGCACGATACCGAACAAGATAGCTATCGCCCCCAAGTCCTGCGTTTATACCGTTATTGCCAGAACCAACAAGCGGGGTAAACTCCAGAGCATTTCCTACATAAGGATTAAACTTTGGCGTACCGGCGGCCATAGACAAATCAAGCCAATGACCGTTGAAATTAGGCGTAGGGTTTGCAGTTTTGAACCAATTAGATTGGAAAACTTTATTGTTAGTCCAAGAGTTTGCTAGATCTCCAACGCTAGTTATTGCCACTTGTCACCGCCTTTGCTGCTTCAGATGTTGCAATAATTACAGCATTTGTATGTTCACAAGTACGAAAAAAGCGGCCACTGAAAACAATGATAATTTCATCGCAATCACCACATTTAAATAGTGGTTGCAATGTTTGCTCATCTATTGCTTGCTGGGCCGCAGTTTTCATTAATCGACACTAGCAGTCATAGCACCAGCGGCAAACTGTGGCTGGATTCCGGTGGAAATTGAAAGCGATGATGTAAGAGCACCTTTGAGAAGTAAGTTTCCTGTACCAGTAGAATCAGTTCCAATACCAAAGTGTGTTACAATCGACGAACCACCAGTACATTGAGCAAACTGAACAAGTGCGGTGTTTGCAATAGTGCTGCTTGTGCGAGTCCATCCACCAGCAGTACGAGCTACAGCAACGCGAGCATATCCAGTATATGATGCTTCGCTGGTTGATTGATTGCCAGCTTCGCCTGGATCAGCAGTATGAAGCGAGATGAAGAAACTTCCAGCCGTAGCTGAGTTTTGCAATCCAGCAACATCGCCAATGTTAGCCCAATCTGTGTTTAAAAAAAGCAAATCAAGAAGTGCTGCTTCAGCAGCGTTAGTCATAGACATAATCTAATCCTTATCATCATCAATGTTATCAATAGACAAAGTTGTGTTTCCAAAAACATCAGTTCCAATCGTACCTAACTTCTTACTAGCTTTTGGAATAATATTATTTATTACTATTGGCTGCTGTTTTGCTGCGCTAGATTCAACCGCTGCGTTTGTAGTGTTTATACTTTCCATCCGCACTTTAAGTTGCTCTAAAGCGCTATCTGAAGCAAGTCTGCGTTCTTCCATGAGTTTTTCGGACTCAGATAACCGTATACGCATTTGCTCAAGTTCGAGTTTTTGAATTTCAAGGATGTGCTGCATTTGGCTTGATTCTTGCTTAATAAGTGTTTTATCAGCTTCAGATTGAGCTGATGATTGCACTTTAAGCATATCTACTTGCACACTTTGTGCTTTAATTTGCACTTCTTGTTGATCGATACCTAGCTTTTGCTGCTCAATAAACTCTTTAAATTGCTGGTCTTGAACACGAAGTTGAGCCTCAAGTTGATCACGCTGCATCTTAAGCTGCTGATCTTGCATGGCAAGCTGATTCTTAACAGCTTTGTCTTGAGCCTCCATTTGAGCTTGTTGCAATCTAGCTTGAGATTCTATTTGCGCTATTTGCAATCGGCCTTGCACTTCTTGCATGACTGGGTCTGGCGGCGGCGGTTGTTTAGCTGCCTCTTCCTTCGCCGCAGCAATTTCACCAATCTGACTAAGGGCTTTAGTAAAGATACCATCAAGCTCTTTGCCTCCTTTCATCCGTTTAATTGTGTTTTGAAACAAGGCAATACTGAATTCTACTAACGGCGGAAACTGCTCGATCAGTCCTCGCATTTGGTCAAAGAATTGTCCTGCTGTAGCAATTAACGCTTGTCCTTCTTGTTGTTGCTGCTGTTGGTCTATAGCTACCATAGAATCTGACGCTATTTGAATACGGTAACTACGTTTAGTGTCGTCGCGTAGTATGTCAATAATTTGACGCTTCATATCCTCGATAAGCATTAGAGGATCTGGCTGTGGAGCTATAGGAGGTAGCTCAACTGGTAGCATACCTTCTTGCCCTGGTTCTGGCATTGGCGCGGGAGGTGGCGTTGGTATAAAGATAATAGGCTCAATAAGAGCTGTAGCATCTCCAATTTCTAAAATCCTAGCTTCATCAAATTGTTCGCAGATAATAGCGCCAAGTTTAGCGATAGCGTCCGACATAAACTTGGTAAACATGTTCTGTCGTACAATTAGCCCCATTGACGACCACTGGTTTTCTAGCCTGTTGGCCGTAGCAGATTTGTATTGTTCTGAGGTGCCACGTAATAGATCAGAAACTTTCAGCGTTTCGTAAAGCTGCTGTAAAGCATTTTGTCGAATTTCTTGAAGAACATTGAGTGCATTTGCAAATGGCTCAAATGGAGCAAATTCCATTGACCCTTGCAAGCCGCCTCTGCCGCGATTAGCAGGCCAATTATCGACAGGGACACCCTTTAGGTCGTCTTCAAAGATTTGTTCAATGGTGCGGCCCATAGCGCTGTCATAAGCAAAGTTAGTGCGTATTGCTTGAGTGACAGCATGGATACGAGTTGTAAGCCGCTCTACTTCTAGAATTTGGTCTTTAACATGGGCGTAATCAGATACTGGAATTACGCTATCTGGATCAATAGATTGTCGTATAACCGAGCAGGGATAAAACCCTTCAAATTTGATGGGGGGCTCCATCTCTTCAATAATGGTTTTATCACCACCTTTTTGTATCCAATAAACTTTGTTTGTTGCTTGGCACCAAATTTCAAATACTTCTGCCTTACCTTCAAACTTATCTTCTTTTCGGGCTATGTCTTTTTTGATAACCTCTGGAAAACTGTCATAGTTTAGTTCTTCTGCAACAACGTCGCCAAACAGGTCTTTTGCTTGGTCCCTGTCTAAGAACGCACGTCTAGCCTGCCATTCTATTTCTTGCTCATTTCGAGCATCAGAGCAAAAGTAATCACTGTAAGAAATAACTTCTAAAACAGTTTTTTCATCTGTTTTTTGCTCTACTTCTACAGATTTGATTAAGATGCCACCTGTTGTTTCTGTAAAGCCTTCTAAATCGTCTTCGTAAGGCTGTCCATTCCCATCTAAATAAGCTCCGCTTGGGTCTTTGATAATAGCAATCTCTTGAAAAATTGTTTCAAACTTAGCTACGTACCTAGCCCATAAAACGGCTTGTCCAGTAAGCAAAAATTGCAGAGCTGCTTGATAGCCAATCTTGTCAAAATCAAAGTTGCAATCCATTGCATACTGAGTGTTGCGTTCTATGATAATGCTGCCTAGTTCGTAGGGTATGCCACCTGCTCTTTTACGTAAGTTTACTTCGGCTTTAGGTGTTGAGCTGTAATAAGCAGGTAACAACGTATTAATGCAATACCACCAAACATTTAAACGTCGCTGTGCATCTCGTAGTGTGTCTATTTGTCTATGCGCGTTATAAACCCGAATTGACTCTTCAGCGTCTTGAATAAACTTTTTACGTCTTGTTTCTGCATCAGAAATCTGAGCTTTCCACCAGCGACCTGAATACTTTTTAATGAGTGATACAGGTTGTTTTTTCATATTTTGCTCTTAGAGTTTCTAGCTCGTACTTTTGCAATATAACTTTGTAATTTAACCAAGCCTTTGTTGAATACTTCTGCTGGTTGCTCCCATTGAGAATCAATTAAACGTGCTTTGCAGAGGTATCGTAAAGCGTCACAAGCATGATCATTACCGCTTGTGTCCAAATCTTCTGGTCTTCGTTTGTCTATTGACATAGATGGTAAAGTTTCTAGCAAGTACGGGCAAGTAGCAAATATGTAAAGTAACGGAGGTTTAGCGACTAGCCTTTGTCTAATTTGGGACCACCCAGAGATACGATCATTATCAGCAGCTCTAAAGCCCATTTGCTTGTACTTACTAAAGACTGTTGTAAATTGGTCGTTTATACTTGGGCCACCCTCATGATTGAAGATACTAGGGTCAGCAACAGCTACTGCATTTTCTCCCACGGAAACTGATGCAATTCTGTTAGCCTGCTCGACGTTATCAACTCCTTTTCCCCACATTTCGCGATAGATGATAATAGCTCCTTTTGGATATGGTACTTCGTTACCTCTATCATCACGTCCAGAACTAACAGCACCCCAGATAGCAGCAAAAGGGCTACGATAACCCCAGTCATAGCCCAAATAACGAGGCCAGTGTTGAGGGACGTTAAAAGCAGCAATGATATGTTTAGAGCTAAACTCAGGAAAGTAACTACCCTCATGGATTTCAAAGTCTCCTTCTAGCCAAGCCCGCACCAGCTCTGGACTACCAACCATGTGCAAGCGATTAATGTATTCAGGGTCACGAGCTAACAATATCTGGTTATCATGCACCCTACTTGGAATGTAGATGTAGTCAAAACTAGCGCCGTTAGGCAGGTCTTTAGCAAGCACTTTCATGCCTTTTGGTGCTGGCTTGATAAACAATTCCTTTAGCCAACTGTGCCCTATACCACCGGGGTTGAATGTAAGGATGATTTGACCGCCTCCCTTGCCTCGCAGTGCTCCAAATAGCTTCCAGATACAGCTTGGGTCGGCATAGTTACCAGCTTCTTCTATAGCGCAATCTGAGAGGTTCTGGCCTTGGTACTTTTCAGCGTCAGCGTCATTCGCTAAAGGTCTAAAACGTAAGCGACCACCCGACACGAAGGTAAACTGCTTTTTCTGGTCCTGCCAATGCGCTTTAAGGGGTAGGTAAATCTGCTTGGCGCGCTCAATAAGGTCATCAGCTTGAGGAAGTTCTTTACGAAAAAAGATAGCATTAAAATCAGCCCCTAATTGCTCTTGCTTAATAGCAAACTTACCTAGTACCCCGTCAGTCTTACCGCCACCTCTAGCACCACCATAACCCACTAGTGTTATAGGGCAGGCAATTAAAGCCTCTTGTGGGCCAGCTTGTGGTGCCCATACAACATGCTCATCAGCCCTATGTTCAGCAAACCTATCGTCCACTTACCATTACCGTTTCAGGATTATAAATCCGCTCCACATTACACTTAGGATTCTGGCAAACAAAATAAACCCCCATATCACCAGCAAAATGACTCACATAAGGAAACTCATCGCTAACCTTTACCGTAGATAGGTGTTCACAAGCAGGACAACGCATTACTTGTTCATCTGATTCTTTAAAACTGTGCTCAATGCCCATACTGTTTCATACTCCAATCGACTAACACGGTAAGTTTGTAACTTAAACCAAGCATTACACCTGTGCCCACCACAATTTATCCATTTACGACTCGTGATAACTAAACTAACACAAAAACAGCTAGGGCAACGATAATAGCTAATTGGTGCTATCGTCGTCGGTAAGGTACTTTTGGATAAACTCTTCCTTGGATAACGGCTTGGCACTGACAACGCTCCTTACCTCCCCGCTAATCTCAATCTGATGCTGCTCACTCCAACCTAGCTTAGTCTTTAACAGATGAAGCAAAATTGGCGTATTGCCATTCATAGCCTCAGATATAGCTACAGCAGCTAAACCTTTTTGCATCTCAGCTTGACCCTCTAAAAACTCTTCTAGGTAATACTTCTCTAAGATGTAAACACTAACCCTAGCAGTTAACGCTGTAGAACTCTTAGACAAGCCATGCCTAGCTAAATCCCGTATTTGTAACCCTAACTGCTCATCTTTCTGATGATCCCTAGTCTGAGGTACTACCCTAAGCACAGGAGGCTCCACCTCAATCGCTATTTTAGACTCCGATATTTTAGCCAAGTCTTGAATAACTTCGACCTGTTTTAAATCGCTTTCATCTTCCATTTTTTAGCCTCAGCTACGTAAAACAAGGTTTGAGATAACATTAGGGATTTTTATATGAGTGGTTGGGTATATATGTAACCGGTACCTCGCCGTTTTCAAATTTTTTTTGGAATTGGAATTCTCTAATAGGCTCTCCAGCTTGTAACCCCTTGGAATCATTTAGGAAAGTCATATAGGTAAGTAGTTTTCTGGTTCTCGTGAACTAACCGAGGCAGGGTAACTACGCAATATCATTGAGTAATCTTAGGAAGTCGTCACTGCTCATACCGCTCAGCTCATGCAACATAGCTATCTCCAAAGGATAGTACATGACCTTGCCACGCTCACGATATTGCCACGCCTTTTGTGTAATACCTACGAGCGCTCCTGCTTCTGTCTGTGTGAGCCCTAGCCTACGTCTAAGCTCGTAGTAGATGTTGCCCTTAGGTCTGCCAATAGTGTGCTTAAACCTAGCCCTAAGCTTCTGCGAGTAAATAGACTTTAATCGCTCTGCTTTACTGTCCACTGAATATCTTAATCCCTCAAGCATATTGATAAGAGTAACTGTTTACCTTATTACCCTGCAAGCAATATTCCTAACTACCTGATATCACGTGGCATAAAAACCCCCTAAAGATTTTTAACCAAATACCGAAAATTACTGTAGACAGTGTGCATCTCATACGATAGACTGTATACAGTGATACATAGTAATCACACTAACGAAAGGAATATATGAAACAATTTGATACACTTGAACAAATAGCAGATTATGTCGATACGTGTGTTTGTGAAAATTTCGACATAAACAGCATTCCAGAATATTTTCCAAGTTTGCGCAATCTTGTTGCAGTCTATACTGACGAGATTCTTTTGACTCGCAGTGAATTTGTTGAACTCGTACAGTTGTGCGACACACCCTCTATTCGCCGATTAGTTAAATAACCCCAATTAACGGAGAATATATGAGCACACTTTACATTTACAGCATTGAGACTAACGAGCACGTTGCAACTATCACGGGTAGCAGTAACGACGATTGTGAGATTGTAGCGAACGAGCGTTATGGCTCCAACGATTATGCCTGGACCTACTCACCTGCGTTCGGCTCTGCTGACGGGCTTAGATATATCGGTGACGCTGTAGAGATTAAAGCTAACTAATCAACGGAGGATATATGAGCAACAACATTAGACACGCAGAGCATTGTGACGCAGAGGATAGAACGGTTCTAGTGCGTCAGAGTCAGGATAGCGAAACTTGGCATTGGGCTCACATTAGTAACGGTGACGTACACGGTAGTACTACGTCTGACTACGTTACGTTTGATAGTGCGACCTCTGCAGTAATGGCGGCAAAGCGTCACGGTTATACGGTTACGTTTGATTACACTGACAATGAATTACTTGCACTATTATCTGAGTAATAACAGAAGGAATATTAGTAACGAGGTAGGATATATGAGCAAGAAACTAAAAAGTTTTCCTGTTGGTGTCGTATCTGCTCCAACGGTAGTTATGGACGAAGACGGAGAGTATCGAATTGGTAAAGTAGCAGTAAATGAGAATAACGATCTTTGCGTGAGGTACTATTTGCCGATAAACAGAACAGAACGGAAGCACATTAAGGCCTGCAAAAATGACTCTACGCCTCAAATAGTTGTTTACGAATAACCCTCTACAAGCCCCTAGGTTGCATTATCCTTCGTAGCCTAGGGGTAACCCTACCCCGCAGCATTATCTTTCAACCTTGGGGCTGCTAGGCCGTTTAGCGGGCTTACTCAGGTATATCGTCATGGCTCCAACGCCTTTCTTGGTATATTGATTTGTTTTTCCGCAAAATTGTTCGAGTCTCAGCATCCCATTTTTCCCAATGGGTACCCTTATCCTCCCAACCCTCAGACTCCGCTCTCAGTTGCGCTAATCGTGCTTCATGCTTTTCTTCATCTTCTTTTTTCATAGCATCCTCATCTTGAACAGCATTTAAATTTACATGATCACTTAGTAATTCATTCTTAGTAATATCTTTATTAGTAATCTCTTTATTAGTAGTGAGTACGTCGTACCCCCTCATCTGAGTATTTCTTACCCCCTCAGGGGGTATATTATGCCCCCTCTGGGAGTATTTCGTACCCCCTTTGCTGGTAAGTGAAATAACCCTTTTTCGACCATTATGTGAAACGGTCAAATAACCTGCATCGGCTAGTTTCTTGATTAGGTTTTGAATAGTCTTTTCAGAAAATCCGGTTTCTTCTGAAATATGTTTTCGTGACGCAAAACAAGGGAGATTCTTTGCTTCCCATTCTGCAACGTAAGCAAGAAGGATGGCTTCGTATGGGCCTAGTGTTCTTACTAAATGCTTCTTTGTGTTGAAAAAAGAGGTTTCTTGAGGTATTTTAGCCATAGTATTTCCATTTAAAACGCCCTATTACTTTGACCGGTATGGGGCGTTTTTTTATTGTTTC